ATGGTGGGGGTCGTTGGTTCGAATCCAATCGTGCCTACCAAACAAAATCCGCTCTGCTGGCGGTCTAGAAGGGCGATCCGAAAGGGTCGCCCTTTTTTGTTTGGGAAAATTTTGGGAATATCTTGGGAAAACCCCCACCGCCAAGGTTCCAAAATGCAGGCATCGGAAGCCCCCTGGGTCGAGCTGAGAAAGGCCCAAGAAGCCATTGAAGAAATGAAGCTTTCGAAAGACTTAGATTCCTTCGAAGAGAGCTGGAAGTCGTTTCTCGGCAGATTGGAAAGAGTCAGCAACAAGACTCAAAGCCATTATAAGAAAAGCCCGAAATGGGGTCCATGGTGGGGTCCATGGAAAAAAAGGAAGGAGGCCGATGACCTTCTGATGTATCTGACCAATGCTCGGGGCGCTGATGAGCACTCAGTAGATAGCATTGTTTCTAGAAGCCACGGAGGTATAGGCATCAATCCCGCTCAAGGGAATAGCCTGTATATCGAGCACATGCACGTAGACGGACAGGGGAACATTTTCATTCAGTCCCCTGACGAGCTTAAGATTGAATGCATCGCTGCCAAAATGACACTGCTGGATATAACTAATCGGGGGCGTGTTTATCACGTACCTCGTGAGCACCTAGGGAAAGCTATTGATCCGAGCGACGTTATCGCCATCGCTAACCTAGGCGCCCAGTTTCACGAGGACATGCTTTTGAGCGCCGAGGCTTACTTCGTCAAGTAGCTATAGCTTCAGGTCGGCACCCACGACCTGGTACTCAATCACCTGTTCGCCATGTCCTTCTTGGTAATGGCGAGTCATTTTCGCATCGGCATGACCCATCAGCGCCTGGATGTAATCCTCCGGAAATTCCTGTTGGTCGTATAGCCAAGACCCGAGCGCCCGAACTTCGTGGAAAGTTGGCCGCTGACCTGCCGGTATATGGTCGTAGGCTTTCACCAGATCTCGCACCCGGCTGAACTCCTTCGTCAGATAGTCCGGAGTAACTGCGGTCCAGTGCTCCTTCGCGTCGAGTTGTTCCCGCTTCCTCGCCCTGGGCCGGTAGTGAATCAGGAACGGCGAAACTATCGGTGAGCGGAGACACTCCTGAATAACTTCCCGAAGAGCTGCACCCATCTGAATTTCAAGATGGATCGGGTTCGCGTACTTCTCGCTCTTCCCGGGTGAAACCCGGATCGTGCCCTTGGCCATATCGACGGCATCCTTGCGCAGCGTTACCACATCCTCCCGGCGGAGAAGGGTGGCCAGTGAAAGGCGGATGGCACGGCTCAGCCAGTCCGGCGTCTCAGGGTGCTCGATGATGGCGGCCAGGCCTTCGCGTGTGTGCCGCTGGCGCTGCTTCTCGGCCTCCTTCTTCACCAGAGTCATCTCCGCCACGTTGCGCTCCGCCATGCCCTTGGCAACGGCGAATGCGAAGACCTGAACCAGCAAGCCGCGGTGCTTGGTGTAAGCGTTGTTCGCGAAGCCATCCAGATACTCGGCCACGGCCAAGACATCCAACTGGCCGATCATCCGCTTGCCCAGGTCCTGCCGGTACCGCTCCAGCTTGAACTTGATCTCCTGCAGCGTGCGGGCGGCATAGTCACGGCCTGGCAGCCATTCCAGCTCGAAGCGTTCCAGTAGGCGCTCAAACGTCGGTGCTCGCTCGCCGGTGATCAGCGAGAGCAGCGCGCCGTCGTCCACCATCAGCGGCGCCAGCTTGGCGTTGGCTGCCTTCGCCAGCTTGACCGCCTCAGCCAGTGGCCGGTTGATGCTGGTCTTCTTCCCGGTGATCGGGTTGCGGTACTGCCAGTACTTCCCGTTCGGGTAGAGGTTTTCTGGCAGCGCCCTGTTCTTCGGCGAGCGGGGACGGGCAGCCATCAGCCTACCTCCAGCATTTTGGCCAGCAGCGGGTCGTTCGACGCCATGAACTCTGCCTGCAGATCCACGAAGTACATCCCTCCCTTGATCTCTCCCACTACCACTCCCTCCTCGATCCACTTTTTCAACTGCTGCACGCTTGGATGACGTCCGGCGTAGCGGAGCTTGCGAAACTCGCTGGCCTCCATCAGCCGGGGCACCTTGATCTCTATCTGGGCGACGACTCTGGCCATGACTACCTACCTTCGTGACATGTCACGTGATTCATTCTGGGTTAGGCGGCGCGCTGGCGCTGGCTTTCGTACTCTTCCCAAGCGGCTTGATCGCCATGCGCTATGTACCAATCCAGCTCGCCGCCGTCGCCTTCCTGGTCTCGCACCGATCCGCCGAAGCGGCAGCCAGGGAACGTGAAATTCCCGATGATGGTGTAGCGCGGCCAGCCACCGGAGAAGTCCTTGAAGGTCAGGTCCGGCCTGGCTTCAGCAACGCGCTTTTTGAAGGCCTCAAGTGCCGCGTCTCGCTGGGCAACTTCCTGCTTGTGGGATGTCTTGCAACCGGCATCGCAGAAAACACGAGGCCCATCAAACACGGGAGTCAGCAGCTCGTCGATCTCGTCGCCGTCGCTATCCAGGGCGTGGTGCTCGTCGCTTACCATGCGGGAGCAGTTGGTGCAGTTAACCCACCAGCCGTTCTCGATGTAGGCCTTGGCCGGGATGTAGCTGTCGGCGTACTGGTCGGCCCAGGGTGCGCGCTTGCAGCTGACCCAGGTGAAGTCTGCGCCGATGGCGTCGGCGCCCTGGCGGCGGGCGGCAACGTTGGTAGTAGCGAACTGGATCGTGGATTCTTCCGGGTCATCCGTTGCGACGGTGTATGCCTTGACCGGCTTTACCTGCACAGGCTTCGTCATGGTTTTCTCCAGGCGCGCGGGCGCCTCGCTGGTGATGCGTGGTTAGGTGGGTAGGGGGAGGGGTAGGGGATCAGGCGCGAGCGTGGTACCGGGCTGATCCCCTCTGAGATAAATCAAACAGGGAATGTGCGAAAAATTGTGGGATGTAGTGGTAGAGACGGGGACATAGCGGGATAAAAATTAAAGGCCGTTTCAAGATTAAAGCGGCCTTTCTCGTCAGGTGAAGAGGCGGTGCTGACGGCGGTCGACTTCGCGTTTATGGACCCGTTCGATGATCTTATAGATGCCTCGGGCCGTCATCTTGTATTTGCGGGCGAGCTGGGCGTGATTGTTGCCGGTGAACTCGTTGTAGATCTGCATATCCCTGCCGGCCAGCTTGAATAGGTAGTCCTTCGGGAAGTTAATGAGCTGGCCACCCCAGTGCTGGCCAAGGTGCTCGGCGACGGCGATGCCGACCTGCTCGGCTACGTCAGCCGCCACGCCGAGCTCGGTGGCCACGGCGGTGGCTTGCACCGCGACGTCGGAGAGCAGCTCGTGGCGCTGCATTTCCATGCCGGAATTACGCGGTTGCTGTGCCATGGGCGGATCCTCCTCTGAGGGCTTGGATGCGGTGCTCCCCTTCCTCTTTGGTGATGAGGCCGAGTTGCACATCGGAAGCGATGCGGCCGATCTTTTCCTGCATATCCTGTTGCACAGTCGTGCTTGCTGATCGGGTGCGTACAGGGACAGCAGCCTGGGCCTGGGCGGGATCTGAGGCGAGCCCCCATACCACCGCACGCAGGTAGTTGTGGTTCTCCAACGGCAGTTGCAGCTGGTCACGAGTGAGCAACATGCGCTCGATTCCCGCAGTCCACAGGCGCGCTGGCGCTGGCTTAAAGTCGTTTGTCCGAGCGTCCCGCTGAACCTGTCCCGGCTCCATTAGAGCGACTAGATCCTCCACCAGACGAATCGCCTTGATCATGCGCAGGCCGCGCTTGGGTGGGCTGAACAAGCGCAGGTAGTTGAGCACGGCCTTGCCAAGCCGCGGATCCAGACCGGCTAGCAGGCCGGCCAGGCGCTTGCCGTCCGCGTCAGCGAATCCGGCCTCGACCGGAAACTGCTCGCCGCAGCAGGGGCATTGCAGATGCATCACAGAACTCCTCTATCAATAGCGACCGCGTGCAAGGTCTCGACCAGCGATCGAAGGATTGGACGTTGACGCTCCCAGCCTTCTGGCAGCTGTTCCAAACCTGCCAAGCGATTTGGAGCATCGATGCCGAGGGCCTTACACAGCTCTTCCACGGTTGCCAGAAGGCCACGCTTCTCCTGCTCGACATGCAGTGCGGCGAGGATTGCCTGTAGCTGCTCTGGCTTGCGCAACCAGGACACGCGCTGGACCCGAAACATCTGTTTGGCAATGGCGTCGGCGTAGCTCCAAGGCAGTCCCATATTGGTGAGCTGCGCCTGGATAACCTCGATCTCGCCCGGGAGCGTCTTGAAGTTGTGCGGCTTGCCTTTGGCCTTGCCGCCGGGCTTCGGCTTCCAGCCCAAGCGCTCGAACTCCTGCAGCAGGCGTCCGGCCTGGGTGGCATTGAGGTCCTTGGACGAGCGCTGGCCGGTGATACGGGCCAGCACGGCACGATATGCTTCGTCGTCCAGGCCGAGCTGCTGCCTGGCGATATGGATCTTGCTACGGACGGCGGGGGTAAGGCTCATGCGCACTCCTTTTGCTCGAGCAGCGCCGAGCGCTTGGCCGACTTGCGCATCACTGAGGGCAGCTCGAAGTAGCAGGCCTTGCACTCGGTACGGAAGCCGTGACAGGTATTGGCCCGATGGAAGAATTCCGTGTCCATGGGCCAATACTCCTGGCATTTGCTGCAGAGCAGCTCTCTCCCTAGCTCGGTGTCGACGACTCGGGGCAGTTTGGTCTTCGCCATCAGGTCGCCCTCGACGTGTGGGATGACCTGTCCAGGCGCCGCTGGATGGCTGCAACCTGCTTGCGGATGTCACGTAGGCTCTGCTCGACGTCCGAGCTGCTACGTGCTGGGGTCGGGATCTTGGCGATGACCCGCTCCTCCATCGGTACGGCCGACGAATCCACCACAGCGGCCGGCTGGGTCACGACGGGCGCGGGAACAGGCTTCGCAATGACCGCGGGACGGGTTGCAGCCGCCTGCGCAGGCGC